AACCAAGTTAGGGAACTCTTCAGTCCACTTTACGTTGCCTTCTGCATCACGGCACTCAACATGGTAATAACCAGCTATGCCAACTGATTCGTCAGCCATACCATTAGTTTGCAATGTAGCTACTGCGCTATCACCGAAACCTTGTTTTTCTTTAAACATAATTACTCCTATGAAATTCTAATAATGGCTGCATCACTTGTAGCTGCAGGAAAGGTTATTGTAAACGTCTGGTTAACTACGGTCTTGTCAGACCCAAAATCTAGCACGCATACGGCTGCACCGGTCGTACTATTATAAATTAAGGCACCACGACAAGTAAAGCTTGCTGACGACCAACTTGTGTTAGCAAACGATATATACGCTGTTGTACCAGACGACAACGGCGCTAAAGGTGTTAATGTGTTGCCTCCTGCTGTATAGCCTGTGCCAGACACTTGATTTGTTGCTGAATAGGCTGTAGTGCTTGCATCTAATGTGGCATCCGCCGTGTACAGCGCTATTTTGTATGTATAAGCTGAACCAGTATTAAAATCCTCATCGCCTTTTAGCAAGTTGGTTTTAAATACTGTGCACGCTGTTTGGGTAATTGCCATTATTTATCTCACAACTGTTTATAAGGCAAGCTTGTTTGACCAGAACGGTACGAATCATTACGCTCAAGACCATCACCAAGACGCTTGGCTTGACCTAGGGCTTCTTGATATTTAGCTTCAATATTTTGAATCATATCTGGCTCACCGCGCATATAAATGTAGGCTTCACGCAATGCACCATATAACAACACAGGGTCATAATTATCCCCTAACCAGCTTGTGCCAGCCGTTACGATTGACTCTGGGTAGAAGAAGTAGTGCATCTCTACACCATAGTTTGCATCTGGTGTTGGACCAAGAATAAATGAAAGCTCAGTCTTTAGTGTGTATTGTGGGCCAAACAAAGCGTAATAACGCGGTAAACCTGTACTAGTAGGGTTCGGGTACGCTTGACGGATAAAGTTCACGTCTTTATTAAGTAGGTACTCATAACGCCCCGTGGCGTCAATAACTGATATTGAATACACAGAAAGGAAGTCGTCAGGGCAAGAAAGGTATTTATTATTTGCCGTCAACGTACCTGTCACATTCTTACGAAGAGAAGGGAATTGAACGGTGTTATAGATACGATCTTATGCTTGTTGAACAAAGGTCGCTATCTGCTGTGCAGACGTCAAATTACCAGCCGAAGCTGGAAACTCATTTTCAGCGTATGCCTGTATTCTAGCCGACAGTTCTGTGTAATTCATTAGGCCATTGGTCCGCGTGCAGTTTTACCTTTAGTAGCGCAACCATTACCGCGAGTTACGATACCTGAAGTTTTTGTCGGCTTGAACTCACCACTGCGTAATGTAGCAACAGAGATTTCTTCGCTTAGTGTCTTTTTAACGTCAGCCTGACCAACTTTAGGGCTAACTACTTTCGTTGGTTGTTTGTATGAGCTCATTATTTACCTCGTCCACTTGAGCGTTGATTAACTATCTTCGCCATGTTACGTCCATATTTAAGCATATCGGCGTTAGTTTTACCACTGTCTCCGCCTTTACCTGTGAAATTACCAACTGATGCGCCAGTGTTACCAAGGTTTTTACCTTTAGTTTTACCTTTGCTCTCAATACCATTACCTTTTGCCATGATTTACTCCTAAGTTATTGTTACTGTTACTGTACCAACTTCTACAGCTAATACCAAGTCATTTGGTGTTTCTAATGAATCAAATGCTCTTGACATACCTACAGGACTCCACCCCCATTGAATCTGTCTGCTACCGCCTGTAGGGTCTCCAGCAGCATTTAAACCAGCTTGGTAGTACGTTGTGTCGCGTCTTGGGTTACGCAACGCCTGTGGGTCGTTAATCGGGTACATACCCAACTGCAACTGCGGATGATCTGGGTCCCAACACGCATCACAAACCAACAAGTCATACTTCTTAGTTTTTATTATCTCAATCTTAAGGGTTTTAAGCTTAAATTGTTGACCACATCTATCGCACATGGCGATAGCCCATTTACCGGAAGCGAACGGATTTGACATCCCAGCTCCTAGGTTATAAACATGCGACGAGGCACAAATCTTTGAGGAGACTTCTCACGGTCTTCTGTGGCTGCCATCTCCCAAGCCTCGTTGTATTGCTCTTTTAAAACTGGTAAGCGAGGTTCTGCACCAGGAATCTTTAATGCTAAGTAGTAAGCCAACCCTGCAGCTAAGCAAGGAATCATACGAAACGGTACGTCAAACGTGTTAACACCATCACCAGCATCTTGAACACGACGTAAACGCCAGTATACAAATTGATAGGGCTGTGAGCCATCAGGAATCGGCCAGATAGTTATTTTAGGAGCATCAATACCAGTGGTAAGGTTTGTCCCATACGGTGCCGTAGCAAGCGGATACTGCGCGCCTGACATACGTTGAACCCAAACTTGGATTGGTCGACCTTGTGACAACTTGTTTGGAATTGTTGCGTACGTATCAACAGAGATTCTGGTGATTGTTAAATCTGCTTGTGTAGCTTGATTGCCTGCGCCTGTACGAATTTGATGCTCTATAAGGTCGACAGTATCAATTGGTAAATCATAAGTGCTTGTGCCTTGAACAAGATTAATAGTGCCCTGCTCAATAGTCCACATGTTAATACCACGGTTAGCCCAATCAGCAAACAACAAGTTTAAAGACCGGCGTGCTGTACGATGGTCGTATCCGGAACGAAGTTCTGAGCCACAACGCTCAAAAGCCTCTTCGATAATCTCGCTGAGGTCTAAATTAAACGAACTTGTGCCAGATGTGGTCATTACTTAACCTTTCGGTACGGCTTTACTTTTTGTTTTACCTTTGACGGCTGCGGCACGAACTGCTGCCCCCGTGCGCTTCCGGCCCGTTTGGCTTTCGTTGTTGCTGCGTACTCCTGTGGGCTTAGCGCTTTTATCGCTTTTTCCGGTAGATACCGCTCGCCTGTTTCTGACGACTTTTTCCCCGACTTGGTTGTCCACTTCTGCTCGCCCCACGATTTCAGGGACTTCTGCGATTTTGCTAGTGCCATAAAATAGCCTCTTTAACCAATTAATCATTTGTATCCGCCTCCTGCGGCCTTGTACTTCTTAGCTACTAATTGAGCTTTACGGGCTGACCACTGACCTGCACCAGTGCCATGGGTTGCTGCTGCTTTTACTTGAGAGACGATACGCTTGCGCATTTCAGGTTTTGTGTAGTTACCCGCTGCGTTTACTTTACCGCCATCTTTCATGCCCTTCATTTTAGAAGGCATCATGCAACCCATACCACGACTTGGTCTCATATTAAGCCCTTGTTTTTCCACGAATGCAGCAACCATCCGCACGTTTAGAAGCAGAAGAAACTTTACCACCTTTTTTCATGGTTGGAACACGCCCGGCTTGAGCCGCTTCCATAGCAGCGCGTTCTTTGTCTTCTTTTTTATCGTCACGAATGTCTTTTGCAATTGCTGGTAACACTCCAACACCTTGACCAAATAAACCCTCGCCTGTAGCCATGCCGTACACTGGGCTAAGTGTGCCCATAATTTTCTTAAGGCTCATACAATTTTGCCTTTAGTTAAACCTTTACGAGCAATACCACACCCGCGAACTTTACCGCCTGCTTTCATACCACGTTCTTTTTTAACTCTGTCTTCTGCAGACATACGTGGAGATGATTTAAATCCAATTTCTTTTGGTGTTACTGGGGAAGAAGTTGTTTTAGTTTTAGGTGTAGAAGTAGCCATCTCAGTTGAATACTTTTTACCCATGTACTCAAATGTCTTGTCGCCAGATTTACGCGCGTCAGCAAATGCTTCTTTAAAAGATGCTTTAGCTAATGGCTTAGACATAATCGCTTCTTCAGCTTTTTGATCATTATATTTAGCCACTGCAGCCTCTTGTTGTTTGCGGTCTTGCTCGTCTGGCTCGCGCTCGTAGTCAGGCATCCCGCCTACTTGGAATTTTTTAATTTTTTTCATTTGCAGCTCCCACCTTTATTCATCTTAACCATTGCGCCTTTAGCCATACCGTGCATGCGCTTCTCGTGACCTTTAACAGCTTTTGCAGCAACTTTCTTCATTACTGGCTTATCTTTAGCTGCGTCTGAGTGCGCCATACCGCCTTTAGCAAAAGGCTTAGCTGACTTCTTAGCTGGTGCGTCTTTCTTAGCAGCTGCTTCTTTTTTCTTTGCAATCATTTCCATGAATGGGTTTTTTTTCATAGTTCCACCTTCTCTAAATTTTTTGCCTTTATCGGCAGTTAAAAATTCCTCACCAACAGAGCGAGGGATGCCAACTTTCTTAGCAAAAGCTGGATTCTTGGCAATAGCTGCCATGAAATTGTGTTGTTTTTTACTTGTGCTAGGCATTATTTAGTACCCCAATGACCCATTACAAACCCAACAATTCCTGTAAGGGCACTTACTGCACCACCAGCCCACATTAATGTTTTCCAACCGCCGCGAGCCTCTGATAAGGTTCTATTTATCTGGGCTAAAGATTTTTTAATCTCTTCCATGTCTTGAACCATCTTATCCATGTCGGTTTGTAAATGCCTAATCTCAGAGGCGTGTGTAGCT